TAAGTTATCTATTAAACCCATTACCTCTTCTTGTGGACCTAATGCTACTCGTTCTATGATTTCACTCATATTACTCATTCCATCAAGAAAGTTGTTTCTTGCATCAAGCGTTGTGTTCATGCGTTATCTCCTTGCATTTAGGGCACTTAGCCTTTATTAATCCGTAATGAGGGAAATCATTATAGTAGCTTTCTCCTCCTCTATTGTTGTATGGATCTGTAAATGGTGTTGAATTTTGCCAAACTTTTCTACAAGTCTGACAACTTTTTAAAGCGTCATCAAATACTTTATTTCTGCCCATTACTTCTCCCTTAGATAATATGAAAATAATGGCCCACAGTCTGGATCAAAATCTTCCCATTCTTTAAATACATTTTCTAGCCCGTTCCCTAGGAAGAATTTATCATAATATCCTATCCTAAAGTATAGCTCTTCAGATCCAGCACAGATACCCCACTTAAAGTCTGTCACTCCCTTCTCCAGGAGTATTTGTGTCATTAATATCTGTACGTACTTGTGTCTTAAATTTCCAGACGTGTTCTCTTTTATCATACTTGCCTCCTCGTAACTCATTGGTTTTACTTAACTTATCCTGATCAGTTAAAGTAGATATAGATCTTCTTATACTAGTAAATGGCCAATTTTTATTATATGTGCCTATTAGTATCTCTTCTACTTCAACAGGGCTTAGACCGTCAGCATGTCTCCAAGTGTTAAATATATGTAATATTAATTGGTCTTGTGTTTTTGCATTAGATCTTGATTCATTTAGTCTTTCACCTGTTTCATTATTTGTATTGTAATACATTATATCTCCTTTGTTTTCCAAACTCTATGTTCAAAATGACCAACAGTTTCTATTCTGTAGTTATCTTTCATTAACTCTTTATATTTCCATCTGACACTAAATGGATTTCTGGGAGTTTTATTCTCTTTAATCCTTTTAGCTCTCACTATATCTCTCGCAAGAGACATAATCCAACCTCTAACTGTAGTACCAGATCTATCTTTTATAAGAATCGACTCACCTGGTTTCATTGACTGCATAGCCTTTAAGCAATAGGATTTATAATTGTATTTACTTGCTGAACATTTTGCTTGACTTATAGGTGCTGGTAGGGGTACATCTGTATCAACGTCATGTACCATTCTTATATCTATATCTCTACATCCACATTTACTGCATATATATGCTTGTTTTAACTCTACCATATTTCAAATCCACCAGATTCTTTACAGAAATCAACAAATTTTACTACATTATTAGAGTCAAAAGGATATTTACTTGCCCATTCATCGTTAATTTCATCAACAGTAGCATCATATCCAGCTTTATGTAGATCAACAGATCCATCTTTTAGTCTTTCCTCTAATCTTTTAGCTATCTTTTCAGCTTTTGCTTTACTTATTTTTACGCCATCATTATAAGTACCGCCTTCAGCCTCTTTAATTGTTAATATATCATCACACTCATTACAGACATATGTCCACAATGGACGCCAATACCATACATTATTTCTAAAGTATTCGCCTTTTTTTGATTTTGCTTTTGTTCCTAGTAAATCAAATCCCATTATTCAACCCATCCTGTTTTGCGTTTTTGTTTAGTTGCCTCTTTACCTATATCTTCAGCATTATATCTTATGTAAGAATATAGATCTTTTTCTATTTTATGTTTGGGTATGTTAGTATATAACCACATTAGATAAGAAGGATCTTCCTCTCTTACATCATGAATAGTCATTCCTTTGTACTTACCAAACCTCATAGCGTTTGCACCATACAATTTCTTTTGATCAGCGCATATACATTTTTCTTTTTGTGCGCACTCTTGACAAGCACCACAACTCCAACATTTGCTCATATTATCTCCATTGATTATACTAACTGCTTAAGCTCGGTAGTTCTATTTCATACTGACGAGAGACTTATAAAGCAGCTAGAATATATATCTTATTGTGTTCCAAGGGATTATATTATTATGCAGCTCTTTAAACTGATTGATATATTTAGATTTATAAAATCTATTATATCTTATGTTCTCACTTCCATATTGAGATCTTTTTGTTTCCTGTTTCCCAGGCTGCCATAAATAGTTTTCACCTTTAGTATTATTTTGTACGTTGTAATTATGCATTTTGTGATTATGAGTAAGAAATATACATTCTGCTAATACTTTGTCTCTTATTTTAACATCTACATAATCATTTACCATAACAAATAGCTTTTTGTAGTCATCAAGCCATCCATCATAATGCATAATAGGACTATAATTAATATGTATATCATATCCAGCATCATAAAAAGCATTAATAGCATTTAATCTATCTTCTATTTTAGATGTATTTGGCTCTAATTGATCTGATAAATGTTGTGGCATTACACTAAATCTTATACGTATACGTCTTTTATCTTGATCATCTATTGGGTTATAGTCTAGTAAGTCAGTATTTACATATTTAGTAGCCATTGTGGCAAATACAGGAAGTCCACACATTTTAAAGAAATCAAATATTAACTTCCAGTTGTGATACTTAGCATGCAATACAAAGTCTTCGTTACAGCTTATATCATATGTCCAGAAATCATTATGTGTTTGATTAGATACTTTGGGCCCTAACATAAATGCATGATCATAAATTGCATCTAGTATATTACCAGGATTGTTTGCTATAGTTAAGCCATTTGGCACATGTCTACGCATGTAACAATAATTACATTTATACATACATCCAAAGCCAAAAGAAGGGCTAATATAGTCACTGCTACGTCCTGAGTCACGTATTATCATAGCTTTACGCTTTACATATTTCACTGTAACTCCTTGTTTTATTAAAATGCAAGGTGCGCTAGCTGTCTTAGTAGGATTTCGTTCATGGCAAGGAATCTTTAAGATTCAATCAGTACCATGCAAACACCATACCTTGCATTAATTTAGTCCCCTACTCTCTGTTAATTCGTGGTCAACAGATAGCAAAAATCACTTGATATTAACTAGTAGGGGAATAGGAATGCACTCTGGAACCGAGCTTAAGAAGGGTTACTTAAGATTGATCCCCAGTTTTATGCCAGAGTGCGGTAAGAATACCATAGTAACAAATTATACAGTATGTCTCCTGGCATCGCATGCGGTTCACATCTCACCTGTTATGTTCAAGTCTAAGACCAGGCAGCTATGCTATTCTACACTATCAGTAGATTTGGCTCACTATATCTTAGAAACTATGGTTAAATTTTGGGCAGCTTATTTTATATCTCCTACCCAAAGATCGTGGAGACAATTAAATAGTTTTGCCACCAGTTTTATCGTTATTTACAAATGCAACGATATCACCTTCTTGTAGTTGATATGAATTGTTTACATTCACACCACCTACAGCTGCTGAAGCATTAGAGTTAATACTCATTTCTTCACGCAGTTCACACATTGTTTCAGATCGGGTTTCTTGTGTTACAAACCCACCACCTGATAGTACTTTTATAGTTTTAGACATTTTTTGTCTCCTTATCTGTTGAGGACTTCTCCTCTTTATTGTTAACAACATCACCAGCTACATTTCGAATTGAAAACTGGCCTTTTACTTTAGCCTCATTGGCTTCCCCAGTGTGGTTTACTATAGCATCCACATATCCAAGAATATAAACTGATGCTTCTACCTCACATGAAAATGGTCTAAGTGGGAAATCATTTAACTTGCCATCCTCATCTTTAATAGACATATATACTATATAATGATTATCAGAAAGATCCATTTAATGTTCCAGACCCATATATTGAGTTTATGTCTAATTTAAGCTTACTGTTTGTTTGTAATTCAAATAGCCTTCTACTTGTAGCATAGATAAGACGATCACTTATAATAACTCCATGTTCTGTCTTTTTTCCTAAGCCTATTTTCTTAAACTTTTTAAGCTGTTCCTTATAAAACCTTATAATATCCAATCTATTCATACTCATTTTTGCTCCTTAGTTATAAAGGGGGCTTGACCCTCGTTAGTGATAGTCAGATAGCAAAGTATCCCAGTTATCAGCTAAGTAGTACTCGCCTGTCAATATCCCCTTTAATTATTTAATTACATTACCATACTATTATACTCTTAACTCCATAAATTATACCAAGCCACATAAGTATGTTTATTGATATTAATATTGCAAGTTCTAAATAGTCCTTGACTGGTCTGAACATCTATTCATCTCCTTTATTATTGGTATTAATGAATCTATAAAGTCAGGATGTCTTGACTCATATAGTATTAAATCTTTATTACAACAACGCCTCTCTGTGACATTACCACAATTAGGGCATAAAGTTATATTAGTATATCTCATCTTATCCTCGTTTCATTATATCAGGGTTATTATGAATAGCCTCAAGCTTAACTCTTTCTTTAGCTTGTTCAGGCGTTTCAATAAACTCTTCAGGTATATACCATAAAACTTCACCGTCTATCCTAACTTCCTTTAAGGTAATACCATTCTCAGCATTCCATTGAATATACTCACTATTAGTCATACCATTTGTAAATTGCTCTCCAGTCTCTGGATCTGTATGAATATATAATTCATCTAAGGTATGATCAACAGTAATTATTGTCTCAATCTCTGACACATCTAGCATATCAAATGCATCTAGACTTCTTTTGCCGTGCATATTACTAATAGGCGTGCTCTCACCGCTTAAATCTCTGCTAACTCTAGGCTTGCTATATTTGTGTGTTTTAGATCTCTTCATATCGTCTCCTTTGTTATAGATTCTTTATGTACCTCTACTTCATTTACATAAACTTCATCATCCCCATACTCAGGTAGCCTTTTACGCAATACTTCAGCGTGTTCTTCGGCTGCCTCTTCATTAGTATATAGGGCTTGGGTATGCATTACTTTATCAAAATTTAAAGTACCATACACTGTTACCTCATAAATAATCATTGTGTCTCTCTCTCTTTAAAGTCTTCCCAGGCAGTTGGATATTGTCCATCACTAAAATAGCTACTGAAATTACCCATATGTTTTAAATTATTACCTTGACATGCTAAATATACTGACTTGGCTTGCTCATCAAATGTTGTTCTTGCCATAGCATAACTTAGTTCATTAACATATCCTGCTTTTTTAAACTCTCGCTCTAATATATCTTTATTGATCTTCATCCATCTATCATAATGTTCTTGTCTTTGTATCTTCCAATTTGTTGTAGTATACATTGTGTCTCCTTTAATAATATCCCAGCACATAGCCCACACCAGAAAGCCATTGAAAACTCCACTCGAAGTTGCTTTATATGGGCTAAATACCAGGTCACTGTCCACTGTCCACTGTCCATAAGGTGTGAACTAGGTGTATATATATAATAAGAGTAAAGAGCTCTCAATATTACTACTGAAAGCTCCCTACAATACACCAATCTACTCTCCGTCTGAAAAGTCAACAGTATTACGCTCAGACTTAGATCCATTCAATAGGCTTAACACCATTGCCTTGTCCTCAGAACTACCATCATTCATAGTAAGTTCTTCAAGTATTCTAATCCACCGCTTACGTTCGTTAGCAGTTAAGGTTAGCTTGCTTATGTCAGCTCTATGCTTAGCTCTGTCTTCATAGTTAGATAAGTTTAATGACATGTTATATGATCCTTTCTATTTTAATTGATCAAAAGGAAATAAATGAAATCAAAAATAACCAAATCGTGATAACGAAAGTCCCCTGGTAAGGGGGTACCATTAATATATAAGACCACATACTAAAATTCTACAATTTTTGAAACCTCTTTGAAAGTTAACGAAAATGTATTATATTCTAACAAGAAAAAGGGGGCCTAAATGACATGGGCGGATTTAATTATAATTTTGGTGGCTGTGAGTCTAATTACGGTCATGAAGCATTTGGAAACTATGCCTGGTTATACCTGCCCAGAATATTGCGCGACGGAGCACGATCATTTTTGGATTGTAGATCCGAGTCCGACCAGCCAGTCGGTAAAAAAGATAAGTTCAATAGAATAAGGTAGTTACATCTAAAATAAAAGTATTGCATATTTATTATATGCTTAGTAATATAGTGGGTATTCAATCTAACCAAAAGGAGATAACTATGAAAGGTATCAAGAGGTATATACTTACTATTGAGTATAACACTGATACTGAAGAAATAGAATATATCCAAGAGGAAATAGTTGATAATGAAGAGTTCTTTGAGTATGGTGACTTTATTCTTGATGACTACTTCGATGAAGAGACTCTTGAACTACTAGAGGATTCTTACATACTTGGGATATCATAATTCTTTCTTAACGCAAACAAGCGTTTGCTAAAAGAATTGTTTAATATAAGGAGTATATAATGGCATACGGAAAGAGTAAAAGTAAAGGCTATCCAAAACCAAAGAAATCAAGTAAGAGTTACCCAAAGGGTAATCAATCTTCTAATGGAAAAGGTTATAAAAAAGGAAGCTAAATGGATCAATATGAAATAGACAACGCCATAAAGTCTTTAATTAAATCTATAGAGAGTCTTACATATAGATTATATACACTAGAAGATAGCATGGCCGAGATTAGCGCTTATATAGAAGAGAAAAAAGGAGAGTATATAGATGCCTAGTTTAGATGGGTACTCGTTAAACGAGGAAATAAAAAAAGTTAGAGAAGAGCTCAAGACTGAATTGTTATCATTAAGAAATGAGTTCACAGATCTTTATAGATTTATTAAAAAGTCAGAAGAGATAGTTAAACCTACTGCTAAAAAGAAGGTTAAAAAGGTATTAGAACCTACAAAATAGGCAGACTAGAGCATTACATATACGAAGATGTATCTGAGCTGCCTAAAGACCTTATAATTTATGAAGATTGGCGACAAGCCAAAATAGGCGACTGGGTAAAGGCCGATGATGGTTGCTATATAGAAATATTAAGATCAGGAGATATGAAGGATACCTCAGGTAAATCTCAATATTATGTAGGCACTTGTACTGGTACATTTCCAGCTAGGAAATCTATGAAGATGGATACTAGCCGAAGAGAAAATATATACTCTTTTGGAGGAGTAATGGCTGGAGAGGTTAGAGAAAAGCTTAGCAAGAGCGAGTCTTTATTTGTAGCATATGTTACTGCAGGACTAGAGCATGATGAAGCTTATCTAAAAGCATTTAAAACTAAAAACAAGAGATATGCAGTAAAGAAAGCATCTTCTCTTATAAGAACGAGCAGGGTGAGGACAGCTATGAAAGAAGAACTAAAGCCAGTTTTAGAAGAGCTGGATCTAGACGAAACATTTGTACTCAAAGCAATCAAGGAGGTTGTTCTCTCTTCCGATAAGGATGAAACTCGTCTTAAGGCCCTTTTTAAACTGGCTGATATTATGGATATGGAAGATAAAAATAAAACAACAGTCACTCAGGTATCTGGTGCATTATTTCAGGGATTTACTCCTGAAGCATTAGATTCGGTAGAAAGACCAAAGGAGATAGAAGATGGCAAATAAAAGTGAAATAGGATCAGGTACATTTGAGGGAGAAGTATATTATTCTTCTACCATGCCTAAAGGAAAAAAAGATGATTGGCCTTTTAAATATGATCGAGAACTAGAAAAGACAATGGGCTCTGCAAGAACTGCAGATAATGATAGCTTAAAAGCTATACAAAAAACATTAATATCTATGAAGTTATTAGAACCTGGTCAAGATGATGGTTATTATGGAAACAGAACTAAAGGTGCTGTAAAAAGATACCTACTTAATACGCAGCCATCAATGTTTGATGCAATTAAAGAATCGGACTTTAATATATTTAAATAATGTCTAATATAAATTTACACAACGTCTCTGAGATGGAAGAGCAATTAAAGCTTGCATCTGAGGACTTAATAGCATTCGGTAAATTATTTCTACCTGATGATTTTATGAGGAGTGAAACTCCTTTTTTTCATTATGAAGTAGGAGATGCATTAATGAATAAAGATTATAGGCAGTTAGGAGTAATATTACCTCGTGGTCACGGCAAAACAGTTCTTACAAAATGCAATATTGTGCATGATTTTGTTTTTGCACAAGGCCCATTATTTTATGGGTGGGTTGCTGCGTCTTCTAAAATATCTGTTCCAAATTTAGATTATGTAAAATATCACTTGGAGTATAATGATAAAATACGTTATTATTTCGGAGATTTAAAAGGGAGAAAATGGACAGAAGATGATATTGAGCTTAAAAACGGCTGCAAACTTATCTCGAAGTCAAACCTTTCAGGTATACGTGGCGGAGCTAAGTTGCATAAAAGATACGATCTCATTATCCTTGACGATTTTGAGGACGAAAATAATACCGTTACGCCTGAGTCTAGGGCTAAAATCGCAAATCTTGTTACAGCGGTGGTTTTCCCTGCTTTGGAACCTGCTGACGGGAGGCTTCGTATTAATGGTACGCCTGTTCACTTCGATGCGTTTACTACAAGGATACTTAACGGTCATGTCAAAGCTAAAACAAAAGGTGAAGACTATTCTTGGAAAGTAATAACTTACAAAGCA